ACCACCATCAACATCAATTGTTAAGTCATTGTTAATAGTATAGTTCTCTATTCTATACTTTTCACAAACTTGTATAACTCCCTCTCTTGTAGTTGGGAAATTAGGACTTGTACTCTCAAATATCTTGTAATGTTTTATATGTTTCATAACCTATATATTAAATAGGTAAGTTGAGTTTGGTTAGGAATATATCTATAGCGTTTTATAAATCCACTTGACCTTCCCACAGTCCCATATTCTATAACTTATAACATCTTCATACATTATTTCCTTTTCAGATTTATCTATATCATAACCCATTTTTATAAGCTGTGATTTTCTATACTTAGATTTATGACACCTTCTATTTCCAATAATCCATTTGTAATCGATTGGTACATTTTTAGTATGTTCAAATCCCAATTTTTCATATAATGAGCCATCGAACATAGAGGTGTCTGAAAATGAGATAACACTGCTAACACTATACTGTTTTAATAAATAATTGAATAGTTTACTAGCACCACCAACAACATTTGTTTTTAATAGATTACAAAACCTAATTAATTCATATTCATTATCAGATCCACCCCTTGGTCTAGAGAAACACATAAGTGATACTAAGGTATCTTTGTGATATAGACCTAATTTTATATTAGAATTAGAATATCCCTGTATATGATTATTATCCATAAATATTCTACTATCTTCTATGTTGACTGTTTTAATTAGACACTTCCTAGCATATATAGAACCTATTGTTTTCATGAGCTTATATGATATGATAGATTTTATTATATCTTTCCTCAATATCCAGTCATCTTCCCATATATACATAAGGTACACACCTTTACTCAAGCACATATTTGTCTTATCATAATGGTATTTCTTAGCTTTATTAATCTCACTGTGCCAATATAGTCCATTAAACTCAAATGCTATGTTAGAATTTGGTAAATATATATCTAGTTCCTTGCCACCTAAAACTTTTCTATCATTTTCAATTATTAAATCGTCATATATGCTCTCTATATATATTTTTAAATCCTTCTCTAGACCAGATATATTACTACTGACTGGATTGCATTTTGTACATATTACATTATCCACACTTTGTCTGTTATACAAATATTCTCTATGTATATTAAACTCTTCATTACACACATCGCAATGTAGGCTTATTACTCTAGTGTGATAATCTATACTAATAAAGTGTATGTTATCATATGTGTGTATTTTATCTAGTACTTTTTTATACAAGTTTTCATTTTTAGTGATTTTTGAATTGAGAATGCTTTTTTTGTGTATTTTTTCATTTTTCCAAGGATGGTCTACACCATATCTATCAAGGGATGTTTTTTTATATGATGCTTTGTATGCATCTATATTTTTCTTAAAAGACTCGACTCTTCTTTCTAAAAGACCATCTATACTTGCTACATTATTAACACCATACCTATCATTTAGTGTTTTTATCCTCTTATTTAAGATACTTTTTTTATAAGAATTTGTTCGGTTTTCATATTTTTTTGAAGTTATTGCCTTAGCATGCTCACTATGTGCTGCGTGTTTATGTCCAAATTTTTTTAAATTGGTGTTTTCTTTTTTCTTTTTTATTTTATCATCACTACCTATACATTTGTTAGAACAGTAATCATAGTACCCCATAGATGAGTTTTTAAATTTTACTAGATTATCACACAACTCATTGACACAAATGACATCTGTCTTTATATCATTTATAACATGATATACCTTTTCTTTAAAACATAGATGATTTATATTATTATCTTCACAATATTTGACTATGTATGTATAATCATCAAAAAAGTTCTTTGAAACATACTTTTCCATAGACATTTTACCAGACTTATTATCAAATTTATAATTATATAAGAAATCTTTGCTTATCATAAGATGGTTTTCATTTATATGTTATATGCTTTTTAAATAGTTTGTTTAATTAAAAAACCCCCATTAAATTAAAATGGAGGTTTGTAATTATTTATTATATATTTACTATCTATTTATAAATCCACCTGCTGATATAGCACCAGTTCTAAGGATAGTGATGTTATTAACAATGATTCCCATACCGCGTATCGGTTCAACAAACGTGTCAAGTACCCCAATTTGGTTATCTATTATCTCTGGTGTGTTATTTTCATCATCCATCTTATTAAAGAAGTTAAATAAACCATTCTTACTCACATAAGTCTCACATATAACATCTGCTCTTAGTTTAATTTCTGCTCTAACATCAGGAGTATTATACTTCCATTGGTAATCCAATAACATATTAGATAATTCTCTTTCAAGTTCTATAAGAACCTCTCTAACATGTATAAAAGATAGTGCAGAATTAAACAATGTTTGTGCAGTGTTCTCTGTCTCAATTATATATCCTCTATTTCTTTTGAAAACAATAGGGTTAATTTGTGCTTGATTTAAGAACTCAATATCTTCTTTAGTAAAGTCCATTTCTAGACCTGTGATATTTGTTATTCTACCATTTGTAACACCAGCTGCTATTGTCCAAGGTGTAATAGATGTTATATTAGAAATATGCTTTCTCATATAAGTTGTAGCCACATAAGATGCTGGTGGCATCTCTAATGGACGACCATTATCATTTACAGTAACATAAGGTGTAAAATATCCAACCGATGTATCACCTAATCCTTGTGGGAATGAATATCCAACTGGATTTAGACTTTCTTTATTACCACCATCTGCTAAGAACTCAACACTTAATACACCTTCCAAATCTGTAAAGTTTGGCGATTTTTTAAACTGTCTTAAAGAAGGCATGTTTATAAATCCAAATGCATCTAATCTATCTCCACAAATATCTACCAATTGAGATTTAGAATTTTCTACTAATCCAAGTCCAAAAGAGTCAATTAAATATCTAAAGTCAATAGCTTCTTTATTAGTTACTGCTTTAAATAAGGGAGTTCCTTTAGCTACTAAGTTTAGTATTCTATTTTGAGTTTCTTCTGTACCATCTGGTAATGAAGACTCCTTTACTTTAAATCCTTCAAAAACTAAACCTTTATATGTATTAGCATAATTATCTACTGATACAAATCTTGTTGTTTGTCTATCACCATTAAAATCTTCTTTTAATATTTCAGAATCACAAGTAAGTTCAACTAAATTAGTAGTAGTATTATATCTTCTTTTAGAAATAATCCTAGTTAATTCTCTAGGAGTTTTTGTAGATTTCAAGAAATCGCCTATTCTAACCTCAGTATATCTAGACCCATCTATTAATACCTTATTAGGTGTCTCAATGTAATTAACATCATCCTCTAATTCTAGAGTTTGTTTTAAATTACCAAGTTTTGATTTAACTGTAATAGATTTAGTTAAGTTATCACCGTCAATTGCCTCAGTCGCTAACATATCTTTACCAGTTGATTCAAAAATCATATCGCCATTAGCCTCTAAGTACATTTTCATAAATACACCATTCTCAACACCAACTTGGTCAAATGAATCTCTTGTGTTTATAACTCCGTCATTAAATGCATCGTAGAAATCAGAATATTTACCAATTACACCTTCTTCGTTTGATGCTACCTCTCCTTTAGTTTTAGCACCTTCTGATCCTAATATAAATTCATTATCTACTGTATAGAATACTAAGTATCCAGCAAGAACATCCACTAATTCAACTTCTGTTAATGGTGTATTCAATGTAAACTTCTTATTCTGGCTAGTAGAAGTAATTATATCTTCTATTGTTACATTTCCTAAGCTAACATTAAAACCAGTAGAGCCTAAGTTCATAAGGACTTTATCTTTGTTAACATTATCAATTACACTAACCAATCTGTTAAACATCTTAAATCTTCTAGATTGTTGGTAATTAGAAAGAGATACAGTTGTTGCAGTATCTAAAAATTCAATTTCAAATTTACCATTCTCTGTATAACTTACGCTATAATCAACACCAATCACCAAGTCTACAAAGCCAGCTACATCGACTGTTATGTCTTGTATATTTGATGATTCCGTAAATTCTGTACTATCTATAACTATTTCAATTTTACCTAATGCTAATTCAGTAATTGTTACAGGCATATTATTTTCATCATCACTATTCTTTAATGCTATTTCACCCTTTGTATTAACAGTTGCTACCGAACTATATGATACTGGACCACTAGTAGCCTCTGGGTATTGTGAAGCATCTAAGATTAATGTATAAGAACCATCAGTGATATCTATTTTTCTATCCCCAATAACTACAAATGCACCTTCAATAGCTTCATATGTTAATTCTATATTGCTAGCAGTTATAGCGAAATCAGTTCTTGTTAATCCAAAAGTTGATCCCTCTGCAAAATATGCTGTTCTATTATTACCGTTTTCAATATTGCCCTCTACTAATGGAGCAGGTGAAACATCAGTATCTGTAAACGCATGTGATGCTTGACCTGTGTAATTTGTTACACCACCCATTATAGCAGTTACATTACCAGGCAAGTCTAAAGGAGTTTGAATAAATTCAATTTCCTCTTTTAAAGTTTCATTATAAGACAAAAAGTCAATTGATTCTACATCTTCATCAGTTGTAGTATTTCCTAACAAGTCAATTAAACCATTATAAGAATCAACCTCTACTGCATCATTATTAAATGCACAGAATAAGCCAGTTCTATCAGTATCTCTGTTTATAATAGTTTCTATAAATATGTTATTTCCATTTGTATCTCTGAAAAAAGGAATAAGTGAAAGACCTTCATAGTATTCTAGAAGATTAATATTTCTATCATTAGCAAAATCTCTTACTCTTTCTTTTATAAGACCATTATTATTGAAATAGCTACTCCATCTGTTATCAACCGCTAGTGATTGATAATCTGACCAATCCCCACTTACTAAAACAACATCTACTAGGTAGTCTGCTGCGTAGTCTTTACTAGATACATATGGTGGTATTCTATCTTCTGACCCGTACCATTCTAACAAAGTTCTATCAAATCCACTTAGTCTTGATTTAAAAACGAATGCAGTTACTGTCTTATCAGATAGGTTTGTTAAGCTAAATGCTCTTTGATCATCATCTGTTAAGTTTAAGAAAGATTCAGTATCCCTTCTCCAAAAGCCTGTTGTGTCGAAAACTCTTCTATAAGGTCCTTCTTTCAAAACATCATTATTTGTACCAGCAGAAGCTGACAATGTTTTAAATTTAATTGTGTCTAATTCGTCATTAGTTGAGAGTAAATTCAATGCAAAAACTGGTGAAGTTTCTAACATCTTAGAAATCGTTCTATGAAAGAATGATCCTTTTCTTTCCATACCTCTGTCTATTTGTCCAAAAACTGATTCTAAATCATTTATATTTGTCAATCTTACTGGTGTGTTAACTGGTCCTTTTTTAGAAGTACCTATAACGAGGTTAGTTATCCCATCTACTGTTGGTGATGAATTTACTGACTGATCAAATTCTTCTATGAATATACCTGGTCTTTTGTACTTGCCAATTTGAATATTTGCCATATTTTCTATTTAATTTTTTTATTTAGTATATATATAAAAACTAAAAAATGACATTTTTTCTATTTTGGACAATAGCTATTTAATTTTAGATATCCAATCTTTAATATCTTGTTCTATATTATCCATTTTCTCTTTGTGACTTTTCTCTAATACAGGTAATTTTTTACTAGCATCATTAATATCTTTTTTAATTTTAATTATTTGATCATTGACTTTGCTTATTCTATCACTTATATCTTTTGAGATATCATCACTAGCATCTGATAGTCTATCCTTTAGCTCATTTTTTTCTATCGATTTATCAGTTTCTCTCTTTTTTAACTTCTCAATACTTCTAGTTATACTAGCTATACTAGAGTAACTAACTAGAAATGGGTTTGTATCTTCATCAGTCCCAATTACCTTATCTAAATCATCTTTAATACTACCATTTTCTAAATCTTGATAAATTTTATCTATTTTTGATTTATTAGAGTTATAATATGATATTTGTGTCTTTACTCTGTCTAATTTTTCTTTAGATAGTTTAACATCTTCACTATCACTATCCTCAACTTCAAAATCTTCTAAGAATAGTTTGTACTTTTTTAAATGTTTCATTTAAATTTTTCTTTTAAATCTTTATAGTTTTTAGAATCCATTGGTCCAAATGCAGTTTTCTCTAAGTCAGTAAACTTGATAGGTTCTTTATTGTTATCAACTAATTGAAATATATTCCTAACATCTTTTAAGTCTTTAAAGTTTTTAGCTATAGTTCTTTCATTGTTTGTGTTAAACATATCAATATTAACTGCTGCTACTTTAATATCAGAACCAGGAGTTATATCAAATAAATCTCTATCCATCTTACCAAAAAACATTGGTTTAGGTCTTAATTCAACATTTTTTATCTTACCAGGTTTAATATTATAGTCTTGGTCTAAATATTTAGAAAAGTTTAAAAATGTTTCTGAATACTTAACATACACATCTTCATCCTCTACTTTAATAATAATAAGGTAAAACATTAATTGCTTTCCTATCAACATACCATATATTGTTCCTTCTGTATCAGTTATTTTACTAACCTCTTCAAAATAAGTGTCTATTACTTCTTTATCAATTTGTGTATTATCTTTAACAATAGCTTCATCACTATCTTGTGAATCTTCATTATCTTTACCAACTGTTATGTTGTCAGATCCTATTTTCTTTGGTATCACATCTATTCCAAAGTATTCTTTAAAAAATACACTTTGTGCATTTCCTTTATAAAGCTTTTCCCCATCTAGAAGTTTTTGTATAAAACTAAGAAGTATTTTACCACCACCTTTAACCTTTCTACCATCACCCAATTCTATTTCAGTATCTTTATCAAATAAAGCTTTATATTTATTATCCCTAATAATATCCTGTATCTTATCCTCAAATTTATTGAATACTTTATTTATTATAAATGGTCCACCACCAGGATTATCTGGAGTTCCTACATTAGATCCTAAATTAGTATACCTTCTAAACACATTATTAGAGACTCTACCACCACTTCTACCAGAAGGTATAGTTTGTGTTGTATAAACCTTAAAAGCCTTGTTAAACAACTTTACTATGCTTAATATTGGATCTATTTCAATTTTCTTAATATCTTTTGTAGAATTCTCAACAATATCTTTAATATCATCAGCCTTACTCTTGTCAACAACCCAATTATCTAATACTATGTTTTTATAAAAGAATTTTTGAATTTCTTTCCCATTCGCAGATTTTTCATATATCTTCATAAAGGCATTATATTTAATTATTTTGCTCTCGTTTTTAGAATCTATGTCTGTATCAACTATTTTCTTGAATAACTTATTAAACTTCTTAATAGATCTACCAAAGTCTCCATCTAGTTCTGTTTCTGATATACCCATTAATTTTTTAGCAAAATTTGATATCTTACTAGCTATAGACATTCTTTCACTTTCACTAGAATCTATATCAACACTTTCATTAAATTTGTTGCTAAAGTTTTTGAATGTTAACTGAAGTTTTCTTCCTAAGTCAATCCAATATTTTTTAGATTTACCATCACTATATAGCTTTTTTAGATTTGTTAGAAAATTTTTATCTAGCTTAATGCCATTTTCTTCTGATACTAGTTCTTGTATCTGCTTACTTAGCTTGATGTACTGTTTGTGTTCTCTTGACATACCTTCTATAGCTGCATCTTCATCACTAACTTTATTAGATACGCTAGGTACTCTAGGAACATTTTTATATTCTTCTTCAAGTTCTTCTGCCTTCTCTAGTATATCGGTTATTATGTCTATTAATTTAACCACCTCTTGGTGATTTAAATCTGTTTCTTCCTCTGAATCATCACTTTCAGTTTCAGTTTCAGTTTCATCTTTATCCCCATCATCATTAGTAGAATCACTTTTAATATCTTTTAAATATTCTTCAAAATTAAGAAGACTTTCTTCTAATTCTTTTTTAATACTAGCTCTATCGTTCTTAAATTCATCCATTTCAGATATATAATCTAAAAGGTTCTCTACATTTTCTTTTATTTTACTTATAGACTCTTCGTTGTCAATTATTTCTTTTAACTTACCCAATAAAAATGATATTTTAAAAAAGTTAAATTCATCTTCTTGCTCACTTCCCTCTATAGCACCAGATGCTAACAATATTTCAAATTCACTATCTATGCTTTTAGCTATTGCCTCAATCCTATTAACATTATAATTAACTGTAAATCTTCTAGCTATAGAATTAAACATTCTACCCACTAATGAATCTCCCCAATTTATGTCATTACCTAATGGCCCCGATGATCCACCTGACATGTCAAATGCTTCACTTAAGTATATATTTTTTCTTTTTAGGTATTTCATATATGAATTTTTTTATATATATTAAAAATAAAAGACTTGTTTTATTTCTTGATGTCAATATATTTGTTATATTTGTATCAAACCTTAAAACTATTATTATGATTATTTGTATAGATTTAACAGAGATGAGAGATAAAGAATACAGAATACTTCAAGATAAGTATCCTGCTTTATCACCAGATGGTATAAAAAATGCTCAGAAAGCTGGGTTTAGTAAAGTATGGATAACTACGAAGGATGAAGAGTACAGAATAGTTGCCTTTACACATCCAAAATCTTCTAAGGAAGTTTCAGTAATTGATATTGAAATGTTTTTGGAAACTATACAACCAGAAAATTTCCAAGATATTGAAGAAGGTATAATAGATAGTCTTGACACTGACGAAATTCTTGATAAAATATCAAGATTAGGTATAGATAAGATATCATTAATTGAAAAAGAATTTCTAGACAAAAGCCTATAAGTACTGATGTTATTTAGTACATAAAGTGATAAAAAAAGCCAAAATAATATTATTTTGGCTTTTTTTATTATATTTTTTTTAATATGTTAATTTTTATCCATAAAATAGATTTTAGATAAAAAGCAATATTAAAATGATAATATATAAAAGTGTAAATTAATAACAAGATGAAATTTAAACAGATTACTTACAAAGATAAAGCCTATAAAAATATTGATACGATAGTAGAGATACTTAAAGAAGAGGAATTCTATTGGTTAATAGACTCCGAAATTTCCAACGCAGTTATAGAAATAAGAAAGAATACTCTAATATGGCATGATGGTGTTTACCTAAGTGGTAATTGGCATTATGGTGTATTTAAAGGGGGTGAATTTTATGGTAATTGGTTAAATGGAATTTTTGAAGATGGGCTTTTTAGTGGTAAGTGGAACAGTGGATTAAGAATATAAGAGTATAAAAATAATAGATAGTTATGAAAAAAAGAAAAACTTTGGTTAAGATGAATTTATCAGATATAGTTTTTAATGATAATATAGTATCTATTTATAAAACAGAATGTGGTTATTTCTTTGAAATTGGTGAACAAATAACAGATGATGTAGCAGAAGCAGTATCGATATTAATGAAAAGGGTCGATTCAACAGATAGTATATGGAAAACTAGATTGGACGATTTTAAGAAATATTCAGTAATCCCAGAAAAAAGTTTGTACTGGCTATCAGGCGGTCAAAAAGAGTGGGATACACTTGTAAACTACAATAAGCCGTGGTGTGAATCATATATACATTTTCAAGAAAAGTTTGGAACTATGATAGTTGAAGCAGTAGAGAATTCAAAGACATTAGCAGATGTAAAATCTATATTTGAATATGAGCTAAATTTACTTAACATATATGAATTTGCACTAAGCGAAAGTCTAATAAAATGAAAATTTTATATTAAATATATTTATATATCATGATGTTGCATGTTTTTGTAAGTAAAAAGGATTTATTTTAACTAAAATTCTATACAAGTACAAAATTTATATTATAATATCTATATAGTCATGATCTTGCATGTTTTTTAATTAATATATAGATTATGGATAGAGAAAATAAAAAAAGATTAGTGTGTAATAATCCTTGGTGCAAAGCTCCCTTTTACTATGATATTGATAAAGCAATAGAAAAAGATGGAAAAAGTGTATTTCCAAAGGAATGTAGTAAATGCAAAAGCTTTAACTCACAAACAAGTGGTGGAATAACATGGGAAGATAGAGAATATGAAGATGAACCAAAGGGTGGTGGACAAGAGGAAATAAGGTATACTGAAACTAATAAATATAGCAAATAATATGAAGGCACATTTTTTTGACATTGATACACTTATTAAGATAGATAATTCAGTATGGTTAGTCTCTAAGAATAAACCTTCGATACCCATCATTAAATTAACTGAATCAGAATTCAATTTAATAAAAAAAGGTATCTATAAGAAATATAATTCTATGCTTAATATTGATGATGTTGGATATTGGCTACCAGAAAACCTTTACAACACACTAAAGATTAAGAGTAAAAGTATGAAGTTCAACATAACTGACCTATCATTCTCCTTACAAGAATTTATGAATACAAGTATTATAGAAAATTTAGACTACACTATCTATAAGAAGCATTTTCAGCACCTTAGAAACAAAAACGATGATATATACATAATATGTTCTAAAAAAAGTAAAAGTAGCTACAAAACGATTATAGATAGCTTAGAGAAGGAATTGGGTGATATGAATCTAGTAGTAAAAGATTATTACTTTCTATCAGAAACATTCTATAATAGAGATAAAGATTATATCTCATATCTAAAAACAAGACTCTTATTACAACATTTGTTCGGTTATAAAACTGATGGTGACAAATTTACAGATACAGTTGTTGAGAATTATAACACAGTCCACTTTTATGATGAAAATAAAAAATCTATTGATTTGGCTATTAATATAAACGATGTGTTTACCACAATAATGAGTAATACTAGCGATGATATAAAAAATAATATCCATGACATTACGAATAGAGTAGATAAATACGTTATGGTTAGGGAGGTAACATATAACCAAAGAAACATCTTTAAACAAAAAGATATTCTAATACATGCTAATAATTTAGTGAAAACTTTTGAAACATTTAAGTACTTAAAAATATAATTACTTCTTTTTACCCTTACTTTCTTTTTTATTATCACTCTCTTTCATCATTGCTCCTTTTATAAGGTCATTTAGTTTTCTATTATCAACAATATCACCATCACCTTGTGAATCTTTCGCTTTATCATTTTGTGATTCCAAAACCTCTGAATTTTCAATATCATCTAATCCCATATCTGTTCTTAGATTTTTATAGAACTTTTCTAAGTCAGTTCTTTGAGTGGATAGAAATTTAGAGTTTTCTCTAACTTGTACAATAGTCTGGTTAACAACTTCGTGCATTCTAGCTGAGCTTTCCCCATTATCAATTTGGCGTAGTTGGTTAAGGAAGTTTTTTCTAGTCATTTTAGCCAAGAATATAGCCTCTGAATATACCATAGCATCTTCCTTCATCTTATTTTTTATATAAGGATGTTGTTTTAGTTTTGGAACATCACTTAGGTATAAGTCTATAAGTGAACTTAAAACCTCCACTGATTGCTGTGATGATGTGCTTAAATCTGCATCATAATCATACAAGTTTATTTCACCAAGGTCTGGTAAATCTTCTGCTTCTGCCAAATGTTTTGATATATCGAAATCATTATTCTCCCCTTGTATTTGATCAAATTCGTCTTGTATCCTACTTTTTTCTTTATCTGTTTTAGACATAGAGCTATTTTTTTATAATATATATAAAAAAATAAGTTGCTTATGGCAAAGGTTAAGAAAGAAAGACAAATGGTATTCAGTAGTGAGAACGTTACAGAGGCTACTGATAAGATAAATGATGGTATAGTACTAAAAAGGTTTCAAAATCCCTGGCTTAAAAATGAAATAGGGTTAAGAAGATCAGGTCTTACATTTAAGATGACAAGTGCCGAGCAAGGAGAATACATTAAATGTGCACTAGATATACACCATTTTACCGAAAAATACTGTAAGGTGAAAAGAGAAGATGGTTCTATTGGAGCAATAACACTTAGAGACTATCAAGCTGACATATTAGATAATTTTGTTGATAATCGATTCAATATATTAATGGCTAGTAGGCAGGTCGGAAAATGTAACTCTCTGATTACCAAGGTGTTATGTAAAATAACAGAGAATAATAAGACAGAGGAAGTAGAAATACCTATGTATAAATTACTATTTGTTTATAAAAAAAATAGAACAATTAGTGATTATATAAAATATAGCATTTACTCAATTATCAGCTTACTAACCTAGCCTATTTGACAACAAGCCAACAACTTTTTATATATTTGTGCATATAAAAAGAAAACAAAATAAAATTATGATAATAAATGACAATAAAGAAACTGTGACATGTAGAATATGTGGTGAGCAATGCAAAAGAATATATGGAAAGCATTTAAAATTTGCACATAATAACATGACTACTAAAGAATATAAAGAATTGTACGAAGGTGCTCCTATAATGGCATTATCAGATAAGGCTAAGACAACAATTAATGGTGGTAAGCATATGAAGAAAGAAAAGTATAAAAAAATGTTTGCTGAAAAAATAAGAGGCACAAAAAATCCTAATCACAAAAAAAATACAACTGAATTAGAAAGAAAATCAAGAAGTCCATTTTCAAAGAATTTTTCAAAATATGAAGGTATAGAGAATATAGAGGAGCATATAAGTATTTTTGCAAAGGAAGCTATTAAGGATAGAATATCAGATACTAGTTTGGAATATTATTTACTAAGGGGTTATGATGAGGAAACATCACAAGAGATGCTTAGTGAAAGACAAACTACATTCACACTTGAAAAATGTATTGAAAAACACGGAAAAGATAAAGGCACAGACATATACAATAAAAGACAAGAGAAATGGCAAAAATCTCTCAATGAAAATGGTAATTTAAAATTGGGATACTCTAACATAAGTCAAGTATTGTTTAAATTAATATCATATGGGATGGAGGGAAATTTCAGATTTGCATTAAATGGTGGGGAGATGCCTCTTAGAAAGAAGAGTGGTGGTGTGTGGTTATATGATTTTACACATACTGATAGAATGAAAATAATTGAATACCAAGGAGATCAATACCATGCGAATCCTAAAACTTTCAAAGAACATGACAGACCACACCCATTTAGAAAAGATATGACAGCAGATGATATATGGATTAAGGATAAAGAAAAATTACGAATTGCAACAGAATCTGGTTATGAAGTATTATATATATGGGATTCTGAATTTAGAACAGTTGGTATCGATAAGAAAAAAATAATAATTGACAAATGTATCAAATTTTTAAGCACATAAAGATAAAGACAGTAGATATTTTATATAAATTAATAGAATTAATAGAAAATATTGAATATAATAAACTAATACTAGATGAGAATGATATTTCTAAAAAAATAATAAACTCAATTAATGTGAGTGGATTAAAAGTTATGTCAGATACTGGCTTTGTAGATGTACCAGAATTACACATAACACAACCATATAAGATATGGAGAGTTGAGTTATCAAATGGTTATTATATAGAATGTGCAGACAAGCATATTTTATTCAATGATAAATTGGATGAAGTCTTTGTAAAAGACATAAATATAGGTGATTATATACATACAGATGATGGTTTACAAAGTGTAAAATATATTGGGAGTAGAAATTCAAAAGTCTCTATGTTTGATTTATCGGTAGACCATCAGAATCATAGGTTCTACACGAATGGGATACTTTCACATAATACTATATCTGCTTCTATATTTATGCTCCATACAATACTATTCAATAATGATAAAAACATTATGATTGTAGCTAACAAGGGAGATACATCAGTTGAGATTGTTGACAAGATAAAATCCATTTATTCATTACTACCATTTTTTTTAAAACCTGGTATAAAAACATGGAATCAAAAATCACTAACATTTGACAATGGTTGTCGTATTAAGACCTCTGCTAGGACAAAGACTCCAGCTATTGGTTTTACTATTGATGTTCTTTATTTAGATGAATTTGCACATATTCCTTCAAACATAATAGAACCATATTATACTGCGGTTTTTCCAACAGTATCTGCAATAAAAAACTCTAAAATAATAATCACATCTACACCAAATGGTATGAATTTATTTCATAAATTACTTACTAATGCAGAACGACCAGCTGGTGACCCACAAAGAAACAACTACACCCCTATGAGGGTTTACTGGTATCAAGTCCCTGGTAGGTTTGTTACATATATAAGACTTAATGATCATAAATTATACGAAAACAAAATAGAAAAGGATGATATTCTTAATCAAGTACATAATAAATGGGGTGCTGATACTAAGGTCGAAATGAGTTGGAGTGTTGATTTACAAAAATATGTAATCGAGGTTTATAATAATGATTATTGTCATGATGAGGATGTTGTTGGATTTAATATAAAAACACCCGATGGTAAAGAGATATCTATACTAGAGTTAGCAGAACTTACTACATGGAAGGATGAGGCAATAAAAGATATTGGTGGAGAAGATGCTTTTAACCAAGAATACGGTCTTAGATTTGTAAATGCTAGTAAATCTTTACTAAGTGAAAATATTATAGACCATTTATTGAATAATAAAATTCTTTATGAGTGGGAGGAGATATATGAATTTGAAGATAAGCTAAATTTTTCTTATGAAAATTTAAAATGGGTTGATGATTATGATATATACAACCCTATAAAAAGAAAAGAATATAAAATAGTCTTATCAATTGACCTTGCAGAGGGATTAGGTCAAGATTTTTCTGTTATAAACATATTCAGAATAAGTAATAAAAGTAGAGAGGTCATAGATATACAAAAAGAAAAGTATTCATCAATAAAGGATTTTTTCAAACTAGAACAAATTGGGATATATCGAAGTAATATAATATCTATTAAACAAATGTCAGAATTGCTTTATATATTAGCTTTTGAATATTTTAATCCAGATAACCTTAAAATAGTTTTAGAACTTAACAACTATGGAAATACATTACTAGCAGAACTACCTCATGTTTTTGATGGTATTAATGATTATGGTTCTTCTGTATTTGTTAGATATAAGCACAGAATAGATTCACCAGAAGAAAAGGTAGGACTTAAAGTAACAAGTTTAAAAAATTTACTTATAAAAGACTACCAATCTCTAATGCTTAGTAAATCTTTCTCAATAAATAATGAAGACACCATAAGGGAAATAACCACATTTGTAAAACATACAACTAGTTCTGGTAATATAAAATATGCGGCAGATAATGGAAACGATGATTGCGTTATGACTATTGTAAATGCTACATCTATATTCGAAAAGAACGAGTTTACAGAGATGATACACGAATGGATGAACAAACATGTTGATAAGGAAATAGTTGATTACATAAATGAGTGTATGAAGAAATCTGATTATATAGAAAGTAATGATTACACACACTTTTTAGATGTGAAGAAAAAAACACTTGGTTCTAGAACTGGTGGTGGATATGGTCAGAGTAAATATAAGTCAAGTAGTGGATATGGAAGACGCAGGTAATCAGCTAGTTTTCCTCCATAGTAACAAGCAGTCCATTATTTGACAATTTTTCTTTCATACTAGAAATAGTCTCATAATCACCATACTTAACATCACAAATACCTTTAAAGTGTACAATGTGTGCACATTGATTTGCTTGTTCTTTTTCGTGTCCACATATATTTATCAAACACTTAATAACATGTTCAAATGAATTATGGGAGTCATTGTGTAAATCTAGTCTATATGGACTAGATAATATTTCTTCTACTTCTGTCTTAGTTTCTTCTTTTATTTTTGTCATGGCTATTAATTAAATGTTTTTATAGTTTTGTTAATTGAGTCGATTATTGTAATCTTTATCTTTTGGGTTTCTCCCCACCTAGCAAATTTTTCTAAATGCTCGGATCTATCATCATACATAGTGAAGTGTTCACATTTAGTATTTTGTATTTGATTTTCAAATAGCTTTACTTTAAATGTAAATGTATCGTGACCACTACATAAATGAACCTCATCAAAGGACATATTGTGGCTTCTAATAATTTCTTCAACACGGGATCTCATTCCCATTACTCTATTCTGTCTCCCAGTAGCCATAATGACGTAAGAATCTGGTCTAGCAACTGCATTTAGATATTCTTCATAAATCCAATCAACCTTTGGTATATCAAATACATCAGTATCTAAAGAGTCAGACTTACCCCACCAACCTCGGTGTCCCCAATCCTCACCAGTCTTTTCTTTCCATATAACTTTACCTTCTTTTGGCTCTGGTGTTAAGCACAGTGTTTTATCAAAATCGAAACAGTATAGTTCTTTAATCATTTTTTTTGACAAATATATAGATAATATGTGGATAATGCAAAATAATATATAAGAAAAAAATAAAATATATGAAATTAGATAATAAATCAATACTAATAACAGTCTTATTCTTTCTATTAGTATTTTTTATATACAAGGAATATTTCGAAACAGATGATTCATACAGAGAAGATATAGAAAGACTTAATGTTAAAAATGAGAGTCTTATAGCCAAAAGAGATTCCTTGACATTTGAATTAGATAGTATAAAGGGAGAATATCTTTTATTAAAAGAAATGGATAGTATACTTTCTACAAAGATAGAACAAAGCCAAGATTCTATAATACAAGCTAAGAGAGAAGCATATCTTAGTAAGAAATTATTAAGATCTCTACAAGCTAAAATAGAAAAGAATAAAAAAGAAATAGATAGCCTAAATAAATCACCTGATAAAAGTGATGAGATATTGCTTAAATCTTTAAAAATAAAATTAAATAAATGAGAAAAAAAATAATAATAACTTTGATAGCCATTCTATCATCATTTGCTTTATATGGTCAAGATTATCCTAAATATGAAAAAGATTCTTTAGGTAATCAATATGTTGTTATAACAATGGAACAAGCTAGATATGTTGATACTAAGTTAGATATACTAGAACTTATGGAAAAGAATGACATATTAGGACAAGGCTTGGATTCAATAACAATAAGGGTTGTAAATGATTTAGAGAAAGTTATAGGTGAGCAAGAGATACAAATAACCAATTTATTTGAGTTAGTAAACAATAAAGACGAACAAATATTAAACTTACAATCACAAATAGCTAATAATATGTTAATAGAAGAAACTTATAGATCACAAGTTGGTAATTTAAATACTAAAGTTGATATATATGAAACACAAGTCGATAAATTAGAGAAAAAAGTGTTTTGGGGTGGTATTAGTAGTATTATTGTTATAATAGGTGCATTCTTAATTGGTGGATCATTATAGCGAAAAAAGAGAGTTTAAGATATTAATATATAAATTATAAAAATAACAAAAAATATGAAACGCATTCAAAATTTCGAATCACATAGAACAGATAAGAAAGTTAGTAAAGACAAAACACCAAATATAAACGAAAATGTATTTCAAGTAGAAGATACATATAAAGTTAGAACAACTATTGATGTTCCTAAAAGTCTTATAAACGCTTATAGTAAGAAAGTAAAAGATGAAACAGGTGAGGACTTAAAGAAACTTTTTGGCGATTTCGACATTGCAGAAGAGTTAGTTAAGCATGTTGCTAAAAAGTTCTTAGATAATGACATAATATCTTCAAGAGCCTTGATAGGTGGTGATAGTGAAGGTGATCAAGTACAAACACAACCTCAAATCCAAACACAAATGGATGGTAGTCAAGAAGAGATGCAAGATGAAACACAAATGCAAGGTGGTCAAGAAGAGACGCAAGACGAAACACAAATTCAAGCTGAAGAAGGATTTGACAAAGCACAAATGCAAGATGAAGAAGACCAAACACAACAAGACCAAACACAAGACGAAGAAGGATTCGAAGATGTAGAGGAAGATGATGATGAAGATTTACCAATCTAATAACTAAAAATACTAAATAAATAAAATCCCTGTCAAAGAAATGATGGGGATTTTTAATATATAATACTATGAAATACATAAATACATTCGAAAGCAATAGAACTGATGATATTCTTATAATCGTTGATGTTCAAAAAAGTTTTAAAAAGTATTTTACTGATAATTATGTTAAAGAATTAAAAAAGTATTGTAATGAATTTGATGAGGTGTTCCAAATATGGGATAATCACATAAATGGTAAAGTGGGGAACGAATATTTATTTGATCATGACCCAGAAATAAATATTGAGCAAGATTTATATCATTTTCCTAACCAAACTGAAATTATAGAAAAAAGGTATAACTATGATGTTAGTGTAGATTATTATAAAAAGATATTAGATAAAAACACCTATGATAACATAAAGAAAAAAGAAAGTAATGATAAACTAATTAAGGGTGAAATATTCAAAACAACTAAAGGAACTGCAATTGTATATATTGGAAATAATCATAAATGGTTTCAAATCCCTAAAAAACTATATAAAAGACTAAGTAATGATAAGTATAGAAGATATGTTATAGTAGGTGGTTCTGATACTGAATGTCTAGAAGATGTTTATATTTCTAGTAAATCGATTGGTGTTGATATATCTAGAAACAAAGGATATATATACTCTGGTAAAAATTGTCCTATTAAATAATTATAGTACGCTGGCAAATATCTCTATGTCTCTTATCTTAAAACCAATTACCATATATTCTTGAAACCTATCAGGATCTTCAAAAAATTCAACTTTAAGTTCATACTCAATGTTATCAACCTCTGGAATATAGTCTGCTATTTGTGCTTTAATATCCCCCTCTATAAATTCGGCAGATAATTTAGTTTCGTACAATAGGTTTGGTAAATCAGCACCAAAATTAGGATCGCCTAATAAATCACCCTTATTTGTGAATATTATCATCTCGTACTTCTGCACAATAACTCTTATGACATCATCTTCAACCAATTCTATGTTGTTAAAACTAGGATGCCCAGGGTATTTTATGTAAAAATCGGTAAAACTAAGTGATGCCATTGTTTATATATTAATTTTGTTTATCTTTGCATATAAAATATATAGAATATGAAAGTATTAGAAAATTTTAAAGAATTAAAAGAAACACAAAAAGCTAAAGTATTTAAATATAAAATATTTAAAACAGAGCCTCTTGAAAACCTATATAAATACAAAGATCATAGGAGACTACAAACATTCTATCACAAAGGTGTTAAATGTGTAGAATGTGGACACGTAGGAACACAAATAGGTCATGGATTAGATAAGGCAGGGAACATTCATATTGACATATATGATGACAACCTTTATCCATTAAACGTTGACCACATTATCCCTAAGTCTAAGGGTGGTGCTAATCATATTGATAATTACCAACCAATGTGTTATGGATGTAATAACAAAAAGGGTAATGGTGATGAAATTAAGCGAGTGAAAACTAAGAGGCAAATAAAGAACGAATTAAAAAAGTGGTTAAGCGAAAATAGAAAGGCTCAAGATATTAAAGTGGGCGATTTTATATACAAGGCTACTTATGGTGAAGAATTAGGTGTTGTAAATAAGATAATAGAACACCCACATCATAAAGGAAATGTAGGTGTTATGGTAGTTGGTAATGATGTATCTATATACACATCTTCACATGTATTTAAAAATTTAGATTAAAATTTTTCTAAGTTTACCAATTACTGTTAGACCAAGAACTATAGGATCAGTCGAGTTTTCTAATAAATTAGAATAGTCAGATATTATAAAATTACACTCAAATAATTTATCTATATTTTTGTTTCCATCAATTGACCAATCTATGAATGGCTTACCTAAAAGCTTAATCATAACATCTATTCTTTCAGAGCCAAATTTAGACATCAAAAAATGATATATTTGCTCATAATCTAGCTCGGAATTATACAGTACCTCATAAAGTTCTAGTTTAACCACGTTTGATACATTAGATGAACTAGAAGATGTGCCACCTGTTCTTATATAACTTTGAACCTCCTCGATTGTTGATCTAAAGTCTGGGAATTTCTTTGTTACTATTTTTATTAGATCCTCTTTGGGTATAGTATTACCTTCGCTTGGTAATATTTCGTTTTGAATTTTTTTGAAAATTTCTTTTTTTAAAAACTTTTCTTCCTCTATATTCTCACAATCAAAATTTATCTGTGGGATTCTAGACTTTATACCATCCGATATCTTATTGATATGGTTCGTGGTTATTATAAATCTAACACCATTTTTACTATATTTTTCAATGAATGCTTTAAATGCATCCTGAAATTGTATAGAAACTCTCTCAAACTCATCTAAAAAAACATATTTAGTTCCATCACCAGCATCTATCATTGGTGTGAATCTACAAAAATCCTCTATTTCATTCCTAAGTACATCAATGGATGTGTATAAGGAACTATTTATCTCTATATAAGGTTTATCTTTTGTGTATCTACCAACCAGTATTCTAGATAATGATGTTTTCCCAGTTCCGTAATGTCCATAGAATATATAATTTCCTTCTATCCCATTTTCAAAATGTTTTTTAATTCTAGGAAGAAGTATCATATCTTCTACCTTTTTAGGTCTCCACTTCTCCCATAGGAGTAATTTGTTCACACTCATGTCTTTTTGTTTAGTATTGTATACATTACTTATTAATTAGATCAGAGAAAGTTTAATTTAATATATAAAAATATGATAGGAAATAGAAAAAACATGGATGACACATTCTTTAGAGACTTAACAGTTTGTGTATTAGATACACTTGAGGGTAGCCTAAGATGGGTAAATAGATTCTCATCTGGTGATTATGCAGTTGAGGTACCAATGTATTACTCTATGACAGGTGATGAGAGGTTTTTATTAGACAGTTTCCAAGATGATATAGCATCTGGTAGTAGAAAAGTTGAACTAAACACGGATATTATACCAAGAGGACATATATCCCTTAAATCATTTAATGTAAGATCTGATGAATTTGCAAACCCAAATGTTTGGTTAAGAACAGTAGTTGAGAATAAAATAGAGGTTAGAAAAACACTTAATAGAGTAAGAGCAGTACCTGTAAGTGTATTATATGACCTAGAAATAACGTTAGCTAATGAAATAGACACATTTAAGTGTAGTCAAGCACTATTGGATACACTTTGGTTATATAGATTTATGTATTTTGAGCATAACTATATGAACATAGATGCAGTTCTTTTAACACCAGATGAATCTAATATAGAAATAACTCGTGAAAAGGACTTATCTTCAAGTAATGAAATAAAAATGTCAATATCATTTGAGGTACAAACATACTACCCAGCGTTTAGAAAAGACAAAATAGACACACCTGGTTATACTAAAGAGGGAGATGGTATGACTGACCAAAACGGTTATCAAACAACTGGTGGATATAGTGATTACTTTAGCCCTGATCAAGATTTTGTAGGTAATCCAGGGGGTAAGGGTAGCTTTACAGACAAGAGTAGTTGGCCTTATGTTAATTCAGAAGATGGATACTCCATTAGTCCTAAGAAAAGTAAGTGGTACAACAATATACTAAAAGCAAGAGAAAGGAATGCTCCACAAGATAGCAATCCTAACGGAGAATCCCCAAGTGATAGACAAAATAATAAATAAATAGAAAAAAATGGCTTTTTGCTATTAATATATACAATATAGAAAAAAAATAAAATAATAACACATGAAGAATCTTAAACTAGAGTTGTTTAACTTCAAAAGAGAACTTTCGCTTGATCAAGAAGAAATCTCTAATATAGTAGAGGGACATATGAATGTTTGTAACGATGAATCAGAGAAAAATATTATTACTTCTTTGAATGAAAGGTTGAAACCTTATACATACGACAAACAAGTAAAATCTCTACTAGAAGGGTTAAACACCGATATGGATGAGTATCAACTTTTATACGAACTTAAAAACTTGTATAATGTTCTTAATTCCAAAAACCAAGGAGAATTATATAGACAGCCTATAAACGTTCTTCTAGAAACAATTAACCTTCAATCAGACCAAGACAGAATGTCAAAAGTTCTTAATGAGTTATCGATATATGAGTGGGTGCCAGAGATAAAACTATTTGTACATAACTTAACTTCTTCACCTGAGAAAAAATCAAATTTACTTAGTGGTGGTCAGGGAGAGTCAGTTCACACAATAGTAGAACAAGTAGAGAATGGTCATATAGCAC